AAACCTGAGTTTGCATATGCAATCATTTCAACAGGCATTTGAATTAAATTTGTTTCATTCTTGTGAACGAAAAATGCGATGTCGTCTGATTCTGATTCTTGCCAAATTGGATAGGTATATTCTGGAAGCAAGTGCTTCACACGTAAAATACCACGTTCTTTTGCTGTAATTGGATCTACTACCTTCTCAAGATATATTTCACCATCAATCATGTAAGCCATGAACCATTCATAAATGTATTTCTTTACATTTACGACTTCATTCATCAAGTAATCCCATTCTTTATGGAGATTACGCATTACATTTTCATTTTGCTGGAATTGAGTGTTCTTGATTCTTAAATTGAGAACTTCGCCATCTGAGTTGAAATTGACTGCTTCGTCTTGAATTTCACCCAATGCGAATGAAATTTCTGGAAATTGGGCCATACCACGATAAAGACTCAAACGTTGAATTTTTGGTTGTTCAGTTGAGTGAACAAACATATTCAAGTTTGCAGATTGAACGCCAAAGTCACCAGGAACGCTGGTAGTTGTGACATCTTCCATTTCAGTAGCTGAAGGAATCTCTTGGCGACCATACTTATCACCTTGACGATCAAAAGTATTATAAATTCTTTTATAGTGAAGTTGTTGTTGTGATTTTGTCCAACCATTGCGTCTAACAAATGGAGATAAAATACGTGAGAAAAAATCAGGCATTAGATATCCTTCTTTTCAGAATCATTAACTGGTTTGTCTCGGTATTTTTCTATCATTTCTTTAATGTAGTCTTCAGCTTTTCCTGGAGGAAGATTGCCAACGTCAATTTTGAATATTCTACGAGTAGGTTGTCTTGATATATGTTCAAATATCATTTCGTCTTCTTTTCCCATTTTCATAAACCCCGCTCTATCAAATTATAATATTTTGAATAAATATATAATACCAAGAACACCATATTTATATATTTTTATGTCAACTAACTTCGCCAAGTCTATTTTCCACCCAAAAAATATTGAAAAATACAAGGGAAAATTGCCAATTATAGCAAGGTCGTCGTGGGAAACGCACATGATGCATTTCTTGGATACCAACTCATCAGTTGTATCGTGGTCCAGCGAAAGTTTATCTATTCCTTATCTTAATCCATTTACAAATAGATGGACAAGATACTTTCCAGATTTCGTAATTACTTTGAAAGATAAAGCAACAGGAAAAGAATCATTAGAAGTAATTGAGGTAAAGCCATTCAAACAGACGAGAGCGCCTGTCAAATCAGCTAAGAAGAGTAAGAAAACTGTTTATATAGAAAGTAAAGCTTGGGTCATTAATAATGCCAAGTGGGCTGCGACCCAAGCTTACTGTCAGAAAAATGGTATTACGTTCAGAATCATTACTGAAAAAGAACTATTTTTACCCAAATAATTCTTCAACTGCTGTGAAGTTATCTTTAAGTGGTTTATCATTTTCTTGGATTCGTTTGACCAATCCATCCAATGATCCTATATTTCTCATCAATTCTCTGAATTTATTCTTTGAAAAGTAATGGAATATTTCTTTACCAGATGGCATTTCATAACTTTTGATAGTATTTTTGAATGCTTTAACAAGTGCTTCTGGTGTTTTATCTAAATCAATAAGTAATAGATTTCGCTTGTAGCGTTCTTTATATTCTTCACCAAAAGTTATGACTGATCCATCTTCTTTGGTGAAGAATGGAGTCTTATCTTCAAACATTTCTGCCAATTTACCTTCATTGACTATTTTTTCAGCAGTCTTTTCACCAACACGTTCTTTGATTGATGGTACATTATCACCAGCATCACCAGTGAGAATTTTAATCTTCAATTCTTTAATTGGATCGTCACATACAAGAAATTTAGCCTTAATTGGATCATAAATCTTCAAATTCTTATATTTGAGCAATTGTAAATAATCTGTATCAGACGTTACGATGATTTTTTCAAACGATTGCCATTCTCTGGCGAAAATACCAGCTTGGTCATCAGCTTCTAAATATTTTTGCTGAAGGACATAAAATGGGAAATACGTTTTAACTTCTTCAACGAATTCACGATAACTGGTGAAAAATGAATTCCAGTCAATGTCAGTTTGCTTTGCTCTGGCTTCTTTTCTATTTTCTTTATATTCAAGATAAACTTTTTTACGCCAATTATCCTTATCATCAACCATTAATACAACTTCATCTGCATTGAATTTCTTTGCAGTGTTAATAACCTGATTAAACATAATGTGTTTAAAATACTGCCAACCGACATCATTAATATCTCTTCTGGCTGCATAAAGGCAACGGTATGCCACATGGTTCAAGTCAAAAATAACAATCATAGATAAGTTCCAACTATCTATGATATTAAATTTTTATTGTGATTCAACGATTATTTGCTTGTTGCCTTTGCATATAATGCAATTTCTTCTGGTGTTGCAGCATTTGGTGGAACGCCAGCAGGTGGACTCATACCAACAGAACCACCTCCGCCTGTTGTTCCAGTTTCACCGTCTTCATTCATCACTTCTTCTTTGAAAGTTTTCTTTTTCTTGTGAAGTGGATTACTTTGTTTAAGAAGCATTGATCCACCAGCAGTAATGCATGATGGTTTGTGAGTTGGTGAAGAACCAATTACAGTTGGAACTACTGCAATATCTGCTGTAGTTGTGCCAGTACCGCCAGTTGGTGCATCAGCAGCACCAGTTGCACCAGCGTCTCCGCCAGCAGAACTACCTGCATCTCCGCCGCCACCATCGCCATCTTCATCAATTACTTCTTCGTCTTCAACTTCTTCAAGTTTTCTCTTTTGTGGATTTGCGCCAATTTTTGCATCAAATCTTGCAACACTTGCTGTATTTGTTGATGGGCCAGCAGCATCACCAGTTGCAACAGGGCCGCCTTCACCTTCTTCATCAAGTTGATCAAGATTTCCAAAATCAGTACGCATTTCCAAACGCAATTTTTCTAATTCGTCGCTCAACTTATCATCTTTTAAATGTGGTTGAACTGGAACTTCACCTTTATTTGGATTTTGGTCAGCAACAGGCTTATCTTCTTCTGGTTTAGCGACAAAACCTTTATCTTCTGCATCTTTTGGCAAAGGCTTTTCTTCTGGTTGCTTTACCAATTCATGATTGTCTTCTTTTGGCTTGTCGCTGATTTTGTCTTCTTTCTTCTTGTCATAAATGACTTCTTCTTTCTTAACGCGAAATGTTGCGCCAAGACCTTCTAAAGTGACAAATCTGGCATCTTCTTTGATAACTTGGTAGAAGAAACCTTTGTATTTTGCTTTTGGGGAAGACATTTATTTATCCTTTGATAATTCTTTATTTATATGTTGTTGCCAGCCATATGTTGCAATGGCCAAAGCATCAGCCATTCCATCATGAGGTTTCTTACTACGGGCAGTAGCTAAAAGACTCACATTCGGATAAGTTTTCTCAATAAATGCAATAGTATCTTCTTTTTCGTGGGTATCATCGCCCATCAATGCTTTTTGCCAAGTTCTTGGCTGTACTTTAATTATGTTTAATTCAAGTGTTTCACAAATACCATGAAGTCCACCTGTGGAAAATCCAAAATTGAACATGGATGTTGTCCCTTGACTTGGCATAGCATGCACATTTTCAATATAGACGACATCTGGTTTTAATTTTATCATCAATTTTGCAATTGCGCCAAAATCCAATTCATCTTTATCTTGTTTATTTGTTCTAATTGGAGTTGGAATTACTGAAACAGTTGTTTCATCAATATATGCAATTCCACCTTTTTTACCAGGATCTATACCAACCAATCTCATTTTTCACCAATCTTTGACAAAATAGATGAAATTTTATTTTTAACTTCTTCTTTTTGTTCTTTTGTGAAAAATCTCTTTTTAACAATTTTTCCTTCTTCAAAGAATATTTTATGTCGCATATTCATCAAATCATCTTGACCAGCCAAACCATAATAATTTAAAATTTCTTTAATGGATTCTTCTATGAGTACATATTTTGAATAATCTAGATTCAATAAAAGCAATTCAATAATTTTTATCAATGGTATGACTTCTTTATCGGCACTACGCAATTCCTCAAACAAGGTATAAAAATCATCTTCGTCTATAAGCTTGTTATTTTCTTTCTTTTTTTCCAAAGAAATTTCAGATAACGTTGCTTCTAACTTATTTTTTATTGAATCCATATGACTTTATTCTATAATGGATAAGTAATTTTTAAACGGAATGAGTCTATGAATATTAACGTCGCATTTTATGAAGATAAAGCTAAAGTTTCAGAAAAATCTGATAAGTACAAAAAGCTTCAAGAAGAAAAAATTGAAAAATTTGAAGAAATTAAAACACAAGTTGAAGCTGAATTATGTGCTGTTGATAGAACAAATCTGATAAAAGAATCTAACAATAATATTTCTAAATTTCAAAAGTACATCACCATTCTGTCTGATGAGCGTATATCTTTAGCAAAAATGAAAACTGTTAAAGATCA